GAGTCGTGTTCGATGTATCGTAAATCTGAGCCGTGACGATTGCTGTGTTGAACATGGACGACATGAGTATACCACAGAAGTTCTTGGTGCTCAAGTCGTGCTCAATGAAATTGTGAGCCGACATCACCTTGGGGCAATCGCACTGAGGGACTATCCTTCGTTTCTCAATGTGGAAGAAAGGCCAACGGGCTTGCTTCACAACCATCGTCTTTTTCTGAGTCTTATCTGGGGTCTGATGGATAGGGCAAGGCTCGAAAACCTTGATGTCCAAACCAATGTGCATACCACCTGTTCCTGACATACTAGGTATTAAGAGGAAGCGGGAGTATTTAAGGCTATTGCTGAAAGAGGTGCGCCTAGTATTGGGTGATGTTCTGCGTGAGTATCCAGAGTTGGCCAGCACCCTTCGTCCCTTCATCTGTGACGAGCCTATTCATGAGAAGGATGTTGATGCCATCATAACTGGCAGTGCTAGAGCCAGCCAAATCAGCCGCATCATTGTCAACTCCGAAAGCCGTCCAGTCGAACTCAGCAATGCCAGCCGGGAAGGATGCTTCCCATGTGGCTGTATCTCCTGTAGTAGCATTAGTCGTAATCTGTGGGTAGGTCGCGTCTATCAATTGCATATACTTTACTGTGGCTCCGCCAGCAGGATTCAGAACAGTTACGCTTGTGTCGAAAGGCGAAGACGGGTCATCTGAGACTCCAAGTCTTGCGTTAGCGAAACTGAAAGGAGTGGTTGGCGTGCCAATACCAGTGATGAAAGCCCATCCAAGCGGCTTGTAGTCGTTGAGCAGACTGTTAGTCTTCGTTGTGCTTACCTTGATTAGTCTGTGCCTGAACTTCGATGCGGCTTCGGTGGCAGAATGCCCTTCTTTCTTCCAGTTGTAAATCGCTTTGTCTGGGTCGTTGAGACGGGTGATTGTGAACGTAGACCGTCTAGGATTCGAGAACCCCAAAGATTGGGGTGTCGGAACAAGAGTGGGTCTCTTTACGACTGGCGGAACTGAGGTAGCCATTCTAATGTATAGATGGTTGTGGTAGTATTTAAGCCTTGGGCTAGAGGGTTTAAAAACGTAGGGAAGGGGTAGCCCACTAAAGGCGGCTACGCCCTGCTTTCAGTTAACTCTCCGAAGGGGAGTGTGTTGTATGGTTGGCTTCTAGTGACGACACTATGCAGACCGCAAGTCCGTCATCTTCACAATACTTTCTGGGTATGTGATGACTGGCGCGTATCTTGCAGTAATCACTGTGTCTATCGAGTCGAAAGTCGGTTGCGGCCAAACATCTACACTGATGGGTCTCTTAGTCGCAAAGTAGCCCAACGGGGCATATGCGGCTGAGTAGTTGCTACCTGATGCGGCAAGGATGTAAGCCCTACCACTGTTGGCAGTTCCATCAGTCAGAGGGATGTTCGGGGTAACTATGCGCTTCAGTCCATACAGCGCGGGGGCGGAAACGACTGTTCCCTGTCCCTGTGCGTATACAGGCTGTCCGAAGAAGAGTAGCGCGGCAAACTGCGGAATCCTAGCCAAGTCCTGATTCGCCATCGGATTCATGGCGATTGTATCAGGTTCCAGCATGAAGTTCTGGACAACTTGGATACCGTTAGTAATGTCGTTAACTCCTATCGTGTTAGCGAATGTTCCGGGCGTTCCATCCATGAACACTGAAGTTCCAGTGACACCGTAGGTGGTTTGAGCACCTGCGTTAAGAGCCTTCTCAACGTCTTGGTCAATTGTCATGACCACCCGTCTCGCGGCTCGTTTCAACTGGTCTTCTACTATGTTCACTATCTGGTCTTCAATCAACTCTCTGGTAACTCGGACTCTCATACCCACCTTGTAAGGTGTAACGGTAATCGAGTCGTAAGGTGTGAAGTCGGCCATTATCTCGGCCCCTTCCGCAGTCTTTCCTATAACTGCGTTGGCGCGAGCACCCTTTTGTTTCGGAATGGTGGCTGTTGAACCAACCTTGATGAAGAAGTCCTGAAGTAGAGGCTTCAATGCCAGATTGGGCATCGTAAGTTCTACTATCCTCTTCGCCAGTGCTGGATAGAACAGAGCACCAGTGTTAACTATCGGGAACTGCTCTCTTGTCATTGCCATTCTAACTCACTTGTAGTGTCTAGAACAGAAGGGCAACAATGGATTGAGGAGTGCTTGTCACAGTGCATCCCTGAAGGGCGATGAGCCTTGCGTTTAGTTGGCCAGTTGCCGTATCCGCAACCGCAACCATCCCATCGTGTCCAGTGGTGTCTGATGTGTCAAGGAATTGCCCCGGCGTAACTGTGGTATCGCATATCACAGTCACTTCACCACGACAAATGACATCAATTGCACTCTGAAGTTGCCCAGATGTCTGAGCGACTCCAAGAATGAACTTGAGTTCTGCGCCTTCCCCTGCTACGGGAACGACACAGGTAAAGTCATTGTCGGTTGCCAGAGTAACTATTGCTCCTACATATACATTCGTGCCGCTTGCATTCGCCTCACTATTGAAGGTGAGAAGGAACGAGTCGTTGTGGAAGGGTGCGCCTTCAAGCAGTCCGGGGATTGAACTTCCGTGTAGATAAGGTGGCCCGAAAGCCATTGTCTATTACCTACCCTGAGAGTAGTCCCAGACTCTTGAACTTATCGGAAGCACTCATGAGTTCCTTGAACTCAGGTGGGATTTCGGTAGAGATACCCATAGCGGCAAGAGCACTGTTCTCTTCTTTTACCTCACCGACATTGCCCTTTCCATTGGCAGTGTTGGCAGGTGCAGAAGCAGTGGCCTCTTTCCGTTTCTTGGCCTCTTCCTCAACCTTAGACCGGACTTCCTGAAGCCTAGACTTCAGTTCTTCCAGTTTCTTCCGCTTTGTGGCTTCCTCTTCCTCTTTCTTGCGCTTCGCCTCTTCGTCCTCTTCAACCTTGCGGTTAGATGCCCGTCTCAGAGCAATCCTCTGGCTCAGTAGGGCTTGCCTCTTGCGAAGCGAGTCTTGCTGTTCCAGTTTCACATTGACCTCTTTGATTATGGACATCAGACCATCAAGTTTGGATTCGAGAGCACCGAATTGCTTCACAACTTGGTCATAAGACAAAGTTTTGCCTTCGCTTATTTCACCAGAAGGTGCGACAGTAGCCATTTAGTTTCTTGATTTCTGGGGTGACGTTACATTTACCAATCGGCCAACTACACACCCATATAGAGTAGAAGGTGTCATAAGTGGAGTATATATGGTATACCCCTTATTTAAAGGTGTCGGGGAACCTCTTTGTTCCGTTTTCGTTTGATAAACTGGCAGTTCATACAAAGACATTGGTATCCTTCTGGGTAGTTGTTCTTTATCAACCAGAGATAGAATACGTTGCCATGTCCCTGATTCTCTCTGTGTTGCGTCCCACCACCATCAATATGGTCAACAGAAAGTGCAAGGATGTTCGTATAGGGTTCCTTATGCTCCCCAAAAGGATTGGCGCATTGAGGCGGGTCTGTGCCAGAATAGTGAATGAGAACCTTCAGTTTGATTCTCTGCTTGTAGTCTCTCATGTAGTCTCGCATATAGTCCTTTCTGTTAGTGGGCATTCTTTACTCTATACGATAAAGAAGTATTTAAGCCTTCGCCATACAGAAGGATTCGTCACAAGGCTCTTTACAGGTGCAATCTTCATGAGTTGCCTCAATACTTCTTAAATTCAAGCCTATTGGATTGCACCAGATACACTTGTCTTCTTCTTTCTTATCTGAGGGCCAGCCACAATTGGGGCAATTTGCCCCGCCCTTTCCATCATCAACCATTTCACCTATCTTACATTCGGGACAGGGCATACCCACATATTCAGATGCCTCTTCCTTTTTTCCTGCCTCTTCATAGACTGTGCATGAGCAAGCCGCGCCCGGAAAATAGGACGTAGGTGCATGACAGCCATCTTCTTGATGATACCCTCTCACATGACCGCATACGCATTTGCCCTCTTCCTTTTTATCCTTCTCTCCACCTTTCTCGACCAAGGGGAAGTCCTCTAATGAGCCACCTTTTCCTTCGTCCCATTTGGAGACATCGAACTGGTCGAAGGGGTCTGGGGTCTCTAGAGTCTCGCCAATCGTGTATCCATGCTCCTTCTCCATGTGGTCTAGAAGAGCAAGCCTCTCTTCTCCGAACTCCTGTCCACAGTCTGGACACGCGGAACCCAACTCCTGTGGTTGCCCCACAGAATGCAGAAGGGCTTTCTGTTCGGGAGTCATCCCCATGTCCTCTATAGGCTTGTCTGAGGCCGGGTCTTTGGCCTTTTGACTGTAATAAATCTCAACTCGGTCTTCTGGATAGCCCTCTAAGGCCATCTTTGCCATCCTAAGTTCCATTTCAGCCACTTCAGCAGTGACCATTCCGACTGCATTCATGGCCTCAAAAAGCAGGGGTGTGAGGTCTAAACGCACCACTTTGGCCACCTTCGGGACTGCTTTTGGTGCTTCTTTAGGCTCGTAACGCGCCCTCAGAGCGAAGTCCATGCTGGCTTTGAACCCGAATGGGGTCACATCTGCACGCTCATAGGCGGGGATTGCCACAAGAGACTGCTCCAAAGGTAGTGGGCCGCGTATCAGCATATTCAAACTGCCACATCTTGGGCAGGGAAGGTCTAGGTCATCAATGGCCGCTTCCTCTTCTTTCTTGCCTTGTGAGGACATACAGTCATCGCAATAGGCTCTCGGCACAGCAATCTGAATCGAGTTGTGCTTGACATAGCCCAAAAGTATCTTCTGAATGAGGCTTTCATCGCTACACTCGCCCTTCCAGAAGACTTTTCCTGCTGTCGGGTCGTCCTTATCCGGTTCTACCCACGCCTCTTCGACCTTTCCGATGATAGAATCAACGTGGTCTATGTCGTGGTCTTTCATCAGAGGGAGTCCCTTCAGTTTGTCAGCGATGGCTTGAAGGTCTTCGAGAGGCACACGCCACTTGTTCCGGTTGCGAGAAGTGTCAATAGCCATACCGCCAAGGTCTAGAATGTGCGGAAAGGCACTTGGCCCGTTCTTCTTGTAGTTGTCAATGAGTTCGGCGTATCGTTTGGTTGTAACTAGGGGTGCGATTCCAGAACTATACTTGAGGGTAAGCCCTTTTCTGTCTGAAGGTATCGGAGCCATTACAGTGTTTATAATACGAACACGACTATTTAAGGTTGCTTCTTCGGAGCCGCAAAGACCACGATAGCCAACTTGTTTCCGTAGATTATCTTGGCAATTTGAGCATCACGTTGCCACATATAGGCTCTGGCAAACTCGGTTGGCAGAGCAACCTTCACCTTTCCGTCCACTGTAGTCGCTTTGGCCTCAAACTTCTTGGGTGAAGCGAACTCAAGAGCCTTATGCTTCTCTTGGGTTATGTAGAACTCGTCCTCAGAAGGCGCGTAAACGAAGGCTTTGTTGCCCCATTCCTTTGCGGTAACTAGGTCTCCAAGGGGTAAGTCTATGGTCTCAGTCGCGGTGGCCATTGCTTCTCACCTTCCGAGTAGGTGGCTTGTCGCTTATAGGGATTATGGCCTTGTCTTCATACCAAAAGGCGTTGCACTTGTTACACTGGTAACGAAGCACTGTCTCGGTCTCAAACTTCGTGACATCAGTAGAACCACAGACGCACTTGGTCAACTGCCATCTACAGTGAGTTTGCCGTATTTCCCTACGTTGAGGCGGATGACGTTCTGAAATTCGTTCACGAACCCGTTGGTGACGGCCACCAGTGAGTCTTTCTTGACTCTCTTGATGTCATCGTTCCAAAGCGACAGAGTGATGCTTCCTGTTGCATCCTGAATCTTCGCGTCTGCCACCTGTGCTGTCCCACCTGCTCTCAGGTTGACAGTCTTAGGCTCTCCGAGTTCCTTCACAACCCCAGAGGCATCTACCTTCTTCATACCGTTTTTTAGGTCGCGTATGTCCATAGGCATAGGATGGTTTCTAGCCTATATAAAGATTGCCTTCGTCCTTCTCAATTTCCTCTTCTTTGCCTACCCTGTAGTAGACCTCTTGCTGTCTCCAATAGTCTTTGACAGCATCAGCAATTCCGTGTGCGTAGACTTCAAAAGTCTCAGGGTCGTATTGGTCGGAAGAGGCGACATATCTAACGCTCTCATCACGAAGGCGTTGCCCGGTGGGACTGCGCCATCCGCCCTCAATGGAATGTGACGTATAACCGCCGAAATAGTCCATCAGTTTCTCTTCAAGAATCATGAAGGCTTCTGCGTCAACTGGCTCTCCGGTATCGCCATAGGTGAGAGGCACAATCAACTCCATCGTTGGCATGACCTTTAATAAGGTCTAGCACTATTTAAGGTTCTCTGGGGCATACTGCCCATAGTCTATGAGGATTTCGTCACCCACCTTGATGTCTTGAAGTGCTACCAGATTTCCTGTGCCTTTCTCCAAGTCGAAGTCGAAGAAACTGGCGTTGGGCGTGTCGCTGTGGTCAAGGAAGTTGGCCCACTCCTGCTCCGTTCCAGCCTTTGGGCCGTTCCACCACAGGTCTCCGACTCTGAGAGCCGTCCCTTCCTCAGAAGGGTCTTCGTCTCCCTCTACAAAGGGAGCCTGAAAACTTTGAATCGTCTCGCCCTCTCCGAAGTCCTTGGTAGCGAAGACACCGTGACCATGAGAGCAGGGCTTGACCTCAACGCTCTCTCCCGTCACCTTTGTCTTCTCGTCAGGAAATCTTATAGGGACGGGCGCAACGTCTGTCTCTCGGTCTTCTTCTAGCCTCTTCACTTCGTTGCTTGCTTCGCCTCTGTCCACTCTCCACTCGTTGACTTTCTCAGGTTGGTAAATCTCCTTAAGTGTCTCGATGATTTTGTGAGGGTCATGAGGGCCACAAGTGATGGCATCCACTAGCATCCCATCAGACTCCGGCCATGTGTGGATGGTAACTGAAGACTGAGTGATAATAGAGATAGCAGTCGTGCCTTGTGGGTCAAAGTTGACTACATCGGTCTTGACCTCATCCATATCTGCGGCTTCGATAGCAAGCGAGATGGCCTCTTCCATTTTCTCCTTGTCGTCTAGGTCTCCTTTGCACCCGTAGAAATCAGCAAAGGCGTGATGCCCTACAAACTCATGAGTGCCATCCTCAGACATAAGATAGACTAGGGCGTGGAACTATTTAAAGCCTAGTTTGCGCTCTACGACCAGACTACCCAGAGTGGTTGGTTGTCGTTGGAGTAGACGATGGTTCCTGTCCTTATCTCGCCTACAGCATAGGGCGGGACGTTTGTGTAGACAAGCCTTTGGTCTCCCACAATCATGAATGTGTCTCCACCTGTGGATGTCGGTGCAGTTCCGAATGTGCCAGTGCAGGTTATCACCGTTGCCGTGTTCGATGCGATGACCAGTTGCAGTCCGATAGCAGGGCCAGTAAGGAATTTGATGTAAGCACCCGCCAAGTAGTTCACTGGTAGTTTCAAAGGAGTAACAGTCACCGTTGCGGCTCCTGCGTTAGTTGCGGCTGAAGACACTCCTGTTAGGTTGCCAGTCCAGACATCTACAACCTCTTCGATTCCTGCCCCTTGCTCTGTCAGTTGTGGGCTATTGGCAGAGGCCCAATATCCCGACCCACCGGGGCCGAGTTGCGACATTGCGCCACCCGCAATTTTCTCTATCGTTGCTACCGGAGTTACGATGAACGAAGCCGATGCGTTGGCCGCACCACTGTCTGTAGCATGAACAGTCTTAGTGCCATATCCCAGAGTGGCCATCGGAACTACGAAGGTTCCTGTCCAACTACCATCATTGGCAATCGTCACTGGTGTTGGCAGAACTGTCGAGAAGACATCTACACCGCCGATGGTAAGTGCTGTTACTGTGGCCGCACCGCCACCCGTAAATCCTGTTCCGGTCATAGTGACGGTAAGACTACCTGCGCCAGAAGTTGGAGTCAGAGTTATTGCGGCTGTCATTCTACCTCTTCTATGGTTTCGGTAGTATTTAAACCTGTTCCTTCATAAGAGTCGGAACATTCTTCATTGTCTCGAAGGCTATCTTGTCTTCGCTTGTCCATCCACAATTGGAACAAAGTTGCTCCGGCCCATGCACCCCTTCATAGGTTTCGAGTTCGGTGTCTGGGTCGTTACACTTCGGACACTTTGCCATAGCCTAGACTAGAGGAGAATCCTTAATAAAGGTTCTGTGCAAGGGGTGGTGTGATAGTAGGGATAGTGGGAGCCGGAGCAGACAAGTTCACCCTAGAGACCGAGACGAAGGCGAGAGCAATAATTCAGAGCGTCCTCATGTCCTATCCCAATGCTACCATCACTTCGGGTCACTCTATAAGAGGCGGGGTTGACATCTTCACTGAAGAAGGTTTCTATCAGCATCCGACCACTGGTGGGTTGTGGATTCGTGCTCCGGTCATCCAAGCATGGCCTAAACAGGGAAAGGGATACGGTTACATGGCTCGGAACTTGGACATCGCTCAAGCCGACTTGGTTGTTGTCATTGTGGTAAAAGACTATCCGCCCGGTTTCGTTCCTGAAAGCGAAAAGTTTCTACGAGACGGAAAGCCGTATTGCTATCACTGCAAAGACAAGAGAGAACTTCATGTGAAGAGTGGCGCGTGTTGGACAGGACTCAAGGCCATTGAACTTGGCCATAAGGCCATCTGGTATCTACTCTAAACCTCAACGTAACCGATTTCGACACTGAACTCTAGTATCTCATCAGTCATTTCGACAATCAGATGACCAGACCTTGCATTACCAATTTCGGGCCATGCAAGCACATCTCTTGTGAGTTTAGTGTAGAGGTCTACAATCTCTCCCAGACTTGGGACTGCTCCATTCCATTCCCACCCGTTGTCATCGAAGATGGTCTTCGCCCGTATCGAAGCCCCTAAGACGGCTCTTTGAATGTGCAACGGTAGCATCACAACTTTGAGAGTCCCTGAATGGAACCATCTCTCAGAAGGAGACGGCATCGGTGTTGGACACATTGTTGCCATAGGCAGGAGTCAGGTAGCGTGGGTATTTAAGGATTCCGAGAGTTGCGCTTCTGCAACTCGTCCCACTTGCATTGTGCTTTCAGCATCTTACAGGTTGGACACATCCTCTGAACTTTCTTGGTCTTGAAGGTCTCACTACACCAGTGACATACAAGTGTCAGCACACCTTCTTTATAAGGGCAAGTCTTATTTAAAGCAGTTCATCATGTATATAACTCGCAAACTCAAAGTTCTCCCATCTTTTGATGTATTGACAAGACATACAAAGCACTTGGTATCCTTCTGGATAGTTGTGTTTGATGAGCCAACGATAGAAACTGCTCCCATTCAAACCCTTTCTATGTTTAGTTCCGCCACCCTTGATGTGGTCAATCGAATTTGCTCTAATGTCTGTATAGGGTTCTTTGTGTTTCTCAAAGGGATTGGCACAAGCCATAGTGCCATTGGAATAGTGGCTAATAACCTTCAGTTTCAAACGAATGATGTATTTCCTGTTTCGTCTTCTGTTTGCTCGTCTACGGTCTTCTATGTTATTGAGATAGTCTTCATTCCGTTCATTATTTCGACAATCTCTACAAATGCCTCTACGCTGTCTCTTTAAGAAGGCAGGATACGCATCTCCAACTAATTCAACTTTACAAATTCTACAAGTAGATTGCATACCGTCATTTAGGTGGATGACGGATATAAAGATTTCCTTTCTACTGTGGTTCTTTCTATTATCTCACGCATATTAGCCAAGAACCACTTCCAGTTGTATTTATCCACAAAAATGACGACCCATCCCATTGTTTCGAGTTCCTTAGTCCGTATCTTATCTCTTGCTCTAGCAGTTGGGCTATTATGATAGGCTTGTCCTTGATACTCTATCGCAATCTTTCTCTCGACAATCCCGATGTCAACCCACCGACTCTTCCGCATCCCTACAATTCTAACTCGATGATTTCTTGCGGCTGTTGGATAGAGGAACCGGACATAATGCAGAAGTTTGTTCTGTTGTGGAGAAGAGGGTGGGAACCACCTGCGTCTGAATCTGCGTGGCATGGAGAGATTAAGAACGGCCATCTATATAAAGAGTGGTCGGACTCATGGGAACTACCTTTAAATAGTGGTAGGTTCTACAATAGAGTAGAATGGTAGCGACAATTGCGCTTTCTCCAACTACTGGCCCACTTGGTATGCAGGGTGTCCGTGTTACTGGCGCAGGTTACACTGCGAGTGCCGTAATTAACGCTGTCACCTACAACGCAGTTGCTTGCGCTACGAATACTCTCATAGGACAAATCGTTGCCGCAGACGGGAGTTTCACTGGAACACTCACAATTCCGATGACGGCTGTAGGTGCTCATAACATCACAGTTACATCAAACAATCCTGATACTGCTTCAGCAAGTTTCACTTCTACTACTTCAATCTATCCTCAGACTGCGGTTCATGCAAAATCTCTTTCGACAGGAACAGTGACAGCAACGGGTCTGTCTGCCACAAGCGGAGACCTAGTTGTTGCTACAGTCTTTTGGCATGACACAGGAGCAACCTCTATATCTGTGTCCAGCATCACCGATACTACAGGTCTGAGTCTTAATTGGGTTCCAAGAGGCCAGCCCATAACCAATGGGGCATGGATTCTTAGTGGTTCGTTCCCCGGCACATACACTAGAACTTACGACCAATACTACCTTCAGATATTCACGGCTGTTGCCACTGGCACAATCACCAATAAGAATGTGACTGCAACCTTCTCTGCTGTTCCAAGCGGAGAGTGTGCTATCTCAGTAGTCGGCCTACTTGATGTTGCCACTCCTGCATCCTTCGATTCCAATGGCGGTCTGCCGTCACCCTATGTGGTTACTGGAATCAATGCTGATGTCGAGACCTTCTCAGCAAAGGTTTCCAACCGCAACGCGCCAGCACTCCTATTCGGAGCGATGATGTTAGCACCTTCAAACGCAGTAACAGTGGGAACAGGAATGAAAGGAATAGATGCCTATGACGCAACAGATTACTACCTTTGCACTGAATGTGCGATAGTCACAACCCCACAAGTTGACTATGCAATAACAGGGTCGGCTACCACCACACTCGGCACTTCAGGTGCTTGGATTCTAGTCGGATGCGTTGATGCCTATCTCCAAGCCAATGCCAGCAATGCGCCTTGGGTAACTGAGGACATCGGAGCAGAGGTTCAAGGAATCACAATCAAAGGCGGAGTAACGACTCCTGCAACTAGCACAGAAACGGGCGTTGCCAAATGGGAGATGCCGACAATCAGCGCAAGCACACCCTACCAGAAGGTAATCAACGACAGAAGCGGTGGCACTACAGGAGTGACCACGACTGGCACTACGTCAACAGTGCTTCATGATACCAATCTGAGTTTGACCGTGAATGCCCTAACAGGGCAGACTCTCACCTACACCAGTGGACAAGCAATGGGACAGAGCAGAACAGTCGCATCTAATACTGCGAATACGATAACCACAAGTCCTGCCTTCTCGCCAGCACCACTAGATGCCGGAGAGTCGTTCACCGTGTCTCCCTCTCTGATACAGACTGATACATCGAAGAAAGAGTCCATCATAGGGATAGGTGGACAAGAGAACAATTGGGAGACGACTACGACTACAGTAGCACCTTAAGGGTAGTTACTGAACCGCGTCCAGTCTTTTCGCAAGCATCTTAGCCATTACAGCAGGGTCTTCTGGGTAGGTTCCCTCTGGCATCTGGATGGCAAGTGCTCTTCCCTTATGCACAACATGGGCCATACCCTTCGTAATGGTTATCATAGACCCCTCTTCGGTCTCCCAATGGCCTAAAATGCCCTCTTTCTTCATCTCTTTTACCTCTTTCCAAGGCATGGGCAACCCTTAGTTCTGAGGGTATTTAAGGGTTCAGGATAGGGCAAACAAGGCTAAAATATGGGGTTTCGGGTTTCTAACTGCCTTGCCAGATTTGGAATCGGGCCTCTTTAGAGTTGTTATCTCCGACAATGAAGATATACTTCCCTGTTATGGAGATAGCAAGTCCAACAGCACTTGGATTTATGCCGCTAGTGTTAATCGTGTGAACAAGAGCACCCTTGCTAGAGACATAGTAATTGTCATTGCCATCGGCCCAGACCTGTATCGTTCCACCCGCACTTTGGCGAACACTAGGCCCAAGACCTAGATTGTAAGGACTACCACCAGAATACAGTGTTGCTTTACTTGTCCCATCAAACTTGCAAGTTACCAATCTGTCGTTACCCGTTCCATCCTCAATGAACGCTACCCACCCATTAGTTTCGTCAATGGATGCGGCAGTAACATTGATACTATTGGTCAGACCTGCGCCATCAACCACCACATCATGAACCTTTGTGTAAGTGGTATAGGTTCCATCTGTAGAAACACCAGAGATTGTTCCAGTCACGGCAAGGTTTCCGCCGATAACATACCGGACATTGTGGGAAGGACTGTCAACTCCTGTCTCCCAACCATCCTCTACAATCTTTACTCCTTCATCGGTAGGCATGACAAGGATAGTAGGGAAGAGGAACTATTTAAGGCTGTCCCTTGGGTTTCACAGAAGGGATGATAGGGGTGGCTAGAGGCGCAAGAGTGGTGGCCAACTCATTCACCTTGGTTCCGACTGTTTGAAGTTTCTCTAGAAGAGGTTGGTCGTGCTTTGTGCTGGCCATTGTTATGAGCATGGCTATAGCCGTCTGAAGAGCCTTGGTGTTGTTGATGGCCAAGTCTATCTTCTTTTCCTCAATCATCTTCTTTATCTGCTCAATCCGCTTCTCGAAGATTGCTATGGGGTCTTCCGGCACGAAGTTCATAGGCTGGATTGCCGCCGGATGGAATTTGGGTTCAGGATTGATTCCCTCTTCATCAATCAACGTGACCGTTCCCCGGCCCTGTTCATCCTTGAATACCTCTTGTGCCATAGACAGAACCTATACAAGTTTGGCTTATAAGGATTCTGTTTACCCACACCGTCCATACCCGCATCCGTAGCAGGTGACGCAACCATTGTAGTGAACAAGAGCGAGTTCGTGACATTCAGGACACTCTTCTGCTGATGCAACAAAGAAACTCATAGTTTGTAGGCACTCTATGGTGGGTAGGCGTTATAAGTGTTGTCGTTACTAAAGGTCTATAAAGTCAGCCGAAAACAACCAGAGCAAGACCAAGAGCCATCCGTAGTGCTCTTCCTATCTGCCAGTAGTTGTTGTCCTTGACACCGTTGCCATACCTAGCCCAATAGATGATGTTGGCTCCGCCCTCTAGAGCGAAGAAGGAACCTATCGCCACAATCCAAATCAAACTCTGCACCGCGTTATGGCCTCTGGGTAGGTGATGACGGGCGCATATCGAGCAGTGATGACAACATCGAGCGAGTCGAACTGTGGCTGTGGCCAGACATCTATACTGATTGGACGCTTGGTGACGAAGTAACCTACAGGAGCATAACATCCGTCAAAGGCTGTCTGAACGACATAGGCCGCTTTCGGATTAATCATCGGGCTTCTCAGAGCCTTGATTCCCGACATCTTGACTCCATACGAGTATTTCTTGTCGTTCATAAGGACGTTGTATTTGCCTACATCATCCAAGTTCTTGATGACATTATCGAGATGGGGATACCTGTGTGGAAGCCAACTGAAACTCTTCTTGCTGGCCGCTTCAAAGACCTTTGCAATGTCGTTGTCTATGGCGTTGGCAGTGTGTGTTGCGGCTCTCCTGAACTGGTCTTCTACGATGGTGTAGATGCCGTCTTCGAGCATCTCTCTAGCAAGCCGGACTCTCATTCCAATCTTGTAGGGTGTGATGGTGATAAGGTCGTAAGGTTTGAAGTCCATCATAACTCCGTTTCCATCGGCAGTTCGACCTATCAGCGCATTAGCCCCTGCCCCTTGCTGTTTAGGAATGGTGGCTGTTGCCCCTACTCTGATGAAGAAGTCTTGAAGAATCTGCTTTATCTCTAGTTTCGGCATTATGAGTTCTACGAAGCGTTTCGTCAGTTCAGGATAGAACAGGGCGGGAGAGCCGGGAGCCGGAGACGGTGTTGACACACTTGGCCTACCTTCAAGATACCCAGACTCTTGGAATCTGCTCATAGCCCACATCAGTTCGCCCCAATAGGCTGGAAAGGCTGACTCCGCTTCTTTGTGTGGGTATCCCTCTGCTGGATGCGGCTCTTCAGTCACTTGGAATCACCATACAACAGAAGTAGAAAGGATACTGAGGGTCAATGTAGAAAGGGAAGTAGAAAGGATACTGAGGGTCAATGTAGAAAGGCGTGAAGGGTTGTGGCGGATAGTAGGGTTGTGGCGGATAGTAGGGTTGTGGCGGATAGTAGGGTTCTGGCCAGTAAGGATGTTCATCAGGAACTAGGATGTATCCGGCTCCATTACAAGCGTGACAGGTCTT